ATGAATATATGTATCATCAATTTGAATATGAAGCTAATCAGAATAAGCATATTTACCCACATAATAAAGCGAGTGGAACATACCCACATAAAACAGAACAAGACGTGACACCACCAAATAAGAAACCTGATACAAAACCCCTACCACCAGAAGAACATACACCAAAAGTGAGAACCATTAAAACATTAAATGGTACAGTGATGAAAGATTATACACCCGTTTCATCAATACAATATGTTAAATCTGTTGGAATCATTGGTGACAGTGTGGGTAAAGGCGCGCATGCTTCATATAACTTTGGTGATTACATCAAAGAAAAAACAGGTGCAAAAATTCAAAACTTATCAGTAAGCAGTGCTACAATGAGTGAAGTTAAAGACAATAATATATTAAATCAAGCTAAACAACTCAAAGATAATGAATTAGTGATTATACAGGGTACTGATGATGATTGGTTGTTTAATTCAAATGCAGGTGTTGAAGTAGGTAATAAACTTACTGATACAAAAACATATATCGGTGCATTTTATAAGGTTGTAGAAACGGTTAAAGAAAATAACCCAAAAGCTAAAATCGTTGTAATTACACCAACGAAACAAGCTAAAATTGATGATACAGGAAAAGTTATAAGACGTGATACAGACAAGAATAAAAAAGGTTACACATTAAAAACTTATGTTGATTCACAAGTGAAAGCAACTAAAGATTTAGGATTAGCATTATATAATGCTTATGATGATTCATTAATTAATCCTTATGATGAAAAATTTAGACAATCGTCTATGAAAGACGGTTTACACCCAACAAAATGGGGTCATGAAATGATGTATTATCGCATTGCAGAAACATATCATAAAAATTTTGATTGAGGTGTAGACAATGAAAAGAGGGAACAAAAGTAATCGCATTGCACGTTCAAATGCTTTTAGAGAATCAACATCAAAAAAACAATCAACCTATGAACGTGACGGATTTGTTTTTTTATTTGATGATGAAGAATTACAAAAAGAATATATACATGAGTATAATTACTTTAATAATCTATTTGTAGAAAAAGGAAAAGTTAAATTACCTAAACCAAAAAAGATTGGTTACAATGATGCAAAAAGTTTAGTCAGTGGTAAGAATCAAGAAAAATTGACTAATATAGAAAATGTATATAAACAACTGGATTATGATTGGGAACAAAAAGGTAATATGCACAAACGTCACCTATTCCAAGAATCAGTCAAAGAAAATGATGGTTCACAAGAAATATCACACTTTATTAAATCAACGGAAAAGCTATTTGAAGAACTTGCAGAAGCAACGAAAGTAGCAGATATTGTCAATAAAAAACAAGTTAAATATAACGTGGTTTATTACGTCAGACAGGTAGGTTAAAATATGTTTGAAAACATTCAAGATATTATTGATTATTATTCAAGTAAGGAGGGAAAAAATGAAAAAGTCACGACTGAATGAAGTTAAAGATTATCAAAACTTTGTAACTAAGTTTAGACGTTCTATTCCCAAACAATATAACCAAATTGAACTTGCAGATGACTTAATGAATTTAGATATTGATTTTTTAATTTCCATATCCAACCGTTCAGACGGTAAAACATTCAACTATGTTGCATTTTTTATGAAGTTAGCTATTGATTTAGATATTAAGTTTACTTTACTCGCAAGACATCATACATTGCGTGACGCTTATCGTGAATTACTTGAAAGAATATGTATTGAACAAAAACATTTTAATGATAAAGAGTTATTTTTTAGAAATACGCAAGATTATATTGCAGTGGGTTATGGTGATAAAGAAATAGGTATTATTACACATCTTAATAATGCTACAGATTTAAAATATCATTCTAATTTTATGAAAAACTTTCCAATTATTATATATGATGAATTCCTAGCTTTAGAAAGTGACTATCTCATAGATGAGTGGGAAAAGTTGAAAACCATATATGAAAGTATTGACCGTAACCATGGTAATATTGAGTATATCAAAATACCAAAAATTGTATTACTAGGAAATGCCGTAAACTTTTCAAGTCCCTTACTTGCTAACTTAAATATTTATGAACAGTTGCAACATCACTCAAAATTTGGTATGAATAGCAAACGTCAGTATAGTAATATCATGCTTGAGATGAGAAGAAATGAATTTTCTAATGAGAATCGTAACACACGTGCATTTAATACTGATGATGATTCTATGACAACAGGTGAATTTGATTTTAATACATTCAATTTAGCAGACGATTATTTGAGGGCGCACATATCAAGTAATGGAAACTTTTTCCATATCAAAACCCCCTATAACTATATTAAAGTGATGTATCACTTGAATGATTATCAAACGAATATTAAAGTTGTACCCTATTCAGATGATTATCAATTTTGTACTGATGTATCAGATGTTGAACATGGTGCATTATTTTTAAAAGATTCTTTTTATAAAGATAATCATCAAAGGCGTTATTATAACCCCTCAAATCTTCATTTTGATAATGCATACAGTAAATCATTTATACTCAATGAAGATGATTTCATACATTTAAATATGAACAAGATTATAAAGTATCATTTAAAAACAGAACGTAACAAAAAAGGGTATCAACCTTTTGAACAAAAAGAAAAAATGTATCATGATAACTACATTGAAAGAACTAAAAAAAATCTAGTAAAATCATTTATAAGCAATGTGTAAAGTTTTTACATATTGCTTTTTTTATGATATAATTGTTTTTGATTAGAGGTGTAGAACATGGGATTATTAGAAGCAATGCAAAAACATAAAGGTCAAAAAAATTTATATCTTTATTGGGATATTGAAACATTAAACTATAATAAGGTTGCAGGTAGAGAAAAACCAACAAAATATAAAAATGTAACTTATAGTCTTGCAATTGGTTGGTATGACGGAAAACACATTGATGTTGAAGTTTTTCCAAGTTTTAAATCCTTTTATGAATCCTTTTTTGATTATGCAAAACGTCGTGATACCATCACTAAATCAAAAACGACAATCAACATGATAGCACATAACTGTAATAAATATGATAATCACTTTCTACTACACGATACACAAAATTTCTTTGGTGATAATTTAGTGATAGAAAATTTATTTATGAAAAGTGCAGAAGATAACGAAAATACGATTAATATCAATGAAGCAAAATTATTATCAAAAGAAACAAATGTGATTTTAGAAAAACGTGTTAAATCAAGTATCAATTTAGATTTAATGATGTATTTGAAAGGATTTAAGTTTAATATCATTGATAACTTTATGAAAACCAATACATCAATAGCAACACTAGGAAAAAAACTCAAAGACAGCGGGTTTATTAGTGAAGATGAATTAAAAACTGATTTTCAATATGATGTGTTTGATGTAGAACATGATATGACAGATACACAAGCCTATGATTATGCATATGAATGTTTTCATCAACTTACAGAATCACAAATGACCTATATTAGAAACGATGTCATCATATTAGGTATGTGCCACATACATTATAGTGATATATTTCCTAATTTTGATTATAGTGCAATGACCTTTAGTGTAAATATTATGAAAAGTTATATCAATAATGAAACAACACGATTACAATTATTAAACCAAAAAGGAAAGCAAAAAATATCATACACAGATTTTACTTTTTTTGATATGAATTTTTATGACTTTATTAAGGGTTTCTATCGTGGTGGATTAAATATGTATAATTCACGTTATGTTGATAAAATCATCAATGAGGAATGTTTTTCAATAGACATTAATAGTAGTTATCCCTATGTGATGTATCATGAAAAATTACCAATGTATATTTATGATTTTGATGAATATGAACAACCGACAACGATACACATTGATTTAACTAATAAAGATTATTTTTCACTTTATAAAATGGATAAAGTCACATTCAATCGTACTATTTTAAGAAATATTGAAAGTGATTTAATTAAACAATGTCTTGTTAAATACTACAATAATGATAAAAAGTTTGTTAACATAAATACAAACACTTTACGCATGATTCAAGATTTAACGGGTTTAACTTTTGACAAAATAAATGTGTTTGCTTTTGTATGCTATGAATGTGAATACTTTGGCGCTCGTGATATTATTCATCATAATTATTTTATTAAAACACAGGGTAAATTAAATAAAAAAATCATTATGGATTCACCCTATAACTATAAAATTACTGATGAAGTGAATACACATACCTATTCACAAGAAGAAATCATGTTAAGTAAAGTTGTTTTAAATGGTCTGTATGGTATACCTGCTTTACGGTCACATTTTAATTTGTTTAGACGTGATGAGGACGGTTTTTTAGTTAACCATGAAAATGGATATAAAAACAGTGAACGCAATTTGTTGTTTTCAACTTTTGTTACATCACAAGCGCTTTATAACTTACTTGAACCCCTAAAGTCTCTAACACAATCTGAAATTGATGAATGTTTTATTTATTGTGATACAGACAGTTTATATTTGAAATCAAAAATTAAACATAAAATCAATGATGAATTATTTGACCCAATCGCATTAGGTAAGTGGGACATTGAAAATCACGTTATTAAAAAAATGTATGTACTCAATCATAAAAAGTACGCCTACCAAAAAGAAGATAATACAATTAAAATAGCTAGTGCAGGTATTCCATTAGACGCATTTAATAAAAATCAATCTTTTGAAGAATTTATAAAGAATGATTTTCACCATAAAGCAATTGTGTATAACAATAAATCCATTTATAACGAACAAAAAACAATATCTATTTATCCGTCAAAAACATATATTGAAAAGGGTACGCCTTATGATTTTTATTTCACTAAAGAATTAGAGGATAGAAAAGAAGATGTATTAAAACAAGCAAGACGTGAATATGATGATGTTAATGACGATGATATATTATACATTGAGAGTGAAGTAGGCGCATTTTCATTTAGTGACCTATTTCCTTATCAATTTGAAATTAAAAATAAATGTGATATTAACATTTTATATATGGTTCATCAAGACATAAAAAAAGACGCTACATGATAGTAGCGTCTTTTTTACGAGGTATAGTGACAAGTGACGTTTGCCATACGGATTATGTTTTGTTGTTTATTTACTAGAATGTTCTAGCATACTTATATTATAGCATAATTTTTACTTAATGCCACTAAAAAACATAATATTATCCCCTGCATTTTCAGGTACACCGTCAATCAATGTATATTCAACAACACGACTAGGTGCCCAATAAGGTGGTACGTTATAATTAGCTACTAAAAATGAACCGTCTTTGAATACTGCTACGACGACACCCGTATGTCCGACACCGGGTAATGAGGCTTGTAAATAAGGGGGTTTACTACTAAATCCATAGCCAACTGTTGGTCGATGTGTGACACGTGCGCCACGATTACGATATACCACCCACACACGTTGACCGTTTGTGACTTGTCCGTCGTCGGCAGGTTGTACTTTACCATGTAATTGTGTCATATAACACTGTGTCAATTCTGTACATTGACCTGTATTACCAAACCTCGGAAATGTATTACCACTGTTATTTAGATAACTAGGTTTAAATAGTGGCACGTCAATAGCGTCTTTATATTTTTGTGGTAATTGAGAATAAGTCCAGTTACCACCAATCACACGACCACTTTTTCCATTAGGTGCAACTGATTTACCCCCTTTATCTGCGCCACCCTCACTATCATCTGCACCCGTATCGTCACCACTGCCACCGTCAATTCTTGATATTAAGTCTTTCATTTCATCAAGTAATTTTTGATTCATATTTAAACGATACGTGTTATTGTATGTTTTTGTAATGGTAAACATCTGATTTGAAAAAAATTTATCAGTACCAATAGAATGCAAATCCCACTGCATACTGTCTTGTAATTTTTTAAGAAATTCCTCAAAGGCACGTGCGACAACATCAAGCCCACCACTAGAGCCACTAGAACTACTTGAACCACTACTTGAACCTCCTTTACCGTCTATTTTACCACCCCAAGCTAGAATCGTGTTTGAAGCGTCTAAGAATGGATTTCCATATGTTTGTACTCGGTTATAACTTGCTTGTAATCCCTCAGGATAATAAGCAGCCCAAGTTGCAGCTGCTGTTAATGGTATATAAGCACGACCGACTTTACCATTTTTCATATTATGTGAAAAATCATAATTACCTTTTGCTTTTACACTTGCAGGCACAAAGTCTACGGGATTACCTGCGTCAATCCACGAGGGTGTACCTGCTTGACGTGATTGTGAAACAAGTTTACGTGCAACAAATTGTGCGTCTGATAAATAATTACCCTGTGGTGTTGTATGGTTCAACCAACCCCAACTACCATTATAGCCCTCATTTTTTTCATAAGCACTAAATAGGGCAGGTGAAACCCCAATGCTTTTAACTGCATTCAAGACCTGCCTAATTTTGCTTGAATCATTACCACACCACGCTTGAAATCGTCCAATACCCTTAACTTTAGGTACTAAATCATCAACACTTAATCCAAAATCATCATTTAAATTAGAATGAATAAACTTATCAATTTTTTCTTTATCATTCATCTTTATTCACTTCTTTCATGGGTTTGTTATCACGACTTCTTATTACTTTTAATTTTTCCCCAATTTCTTCAGGAATCAGTACCCCCATTTCTGCACAGTTTTCAACAATAGATAATCCCTCATTCGCTATATAGAAAAAGATTGTTACCATTAATAAACCATTGTTTAGATTTAATATTTGGTCGATGATATTTGCTAAAATGATAATACAGAAAATGAGTATTTTACGACCAAATCCATACATGCTTTTTCTACTCCATAAGTTTTTATTTTTAAAGGCTTTAGCTAAACCTGTAATAATATCAATTAACATTAAAACCATTAAAAAATACAGTAATTTTATATCACCTGCATATATAAATGTGTGAAAAGCGTCAGTTTGTGTATATTGTACGTGTAATTCACCTTTTTCCAATTTTAAACCTACTTTCTAAATTTATTTTTAAATACATTTTGTGCCATTGGATTGTTTGTTCCGTCGTTATGCCAAAATCTGACACCAGTTTCAAGTAATACTTTCAATTGTTCTAAAAGCATAGGGTCGATACCGTCAATAGTATATGTACCTCTCATTCTTAAATAATTGCATACCGTCCATGAATCAATTGGGAATGGTGTTCCTGCTTGGTCGTTCGTTTCAAAACCTAACATGAAATAATAACGTTTAATATTATCCATGTCGAAGGGCGCGGGTACACCGATTTTCATGGTTAATCCATTAATACTATTTGCGATTTGGAACGCATTTCCCATTTGTGAACTTGTCACAGTAGGGGGTTGTAATGCTAAGTCTTTATATTCTGCACGTAATTCTTTATAGTAATTATACTCATCATTAAATTTTGAAAATAAAGCCGTTGGTGAAAGATTAGAACCAATACTAACGGCGTCATAAAATCTTGATTTCAAATCATTACCATTAACAACATTATTGATTCTGCTAGATATTAAATTACTTTGTGCATTTTTTTGTTTATTGGCTTGTTGAGATTGTGCAAGTAATCCATTATCAATTAAAATAGGTACTTCGGCAAAACTATCAAACGTGATAGCCGTATTTAAAAATGAACCTGTATCAATCAATATTGAATTATCACTTGCTTGTATTGGTTTTTCGTTCGGTGCACTATTATAGTCAACAGGATAAATACGTACCTCATTATGATAACCAATAATAGATTTTGTTCTTAACTTAACCCCTGTTTTTTCTGTAATTTTTCCTGCGTCAAGTAATAAACTGTCACCATTCCATGAATATATTTCAATTGTTAAATATTCATTTCTTACAAGATGTTTTAATTCATCTTGATTAGCATTAATCATATATTGTAATCTTTCAAAAGGTACACGTAATTCTTTTAATTCCCATTCATTCGATAACTTTTCATTTTTTAGTGTCATTAAACCTTTAATATCTTCTTGTGTTTTGACTGCTTCTAAATCATCAATATTAATAAATGTAGCTGGTATTAAAATAATTTTTTGAAAGTTTTGCGTAATCCATGGATATTTACTCATTTTATCCATAAATTCATTAAAGTCTTTACGATTCATCACATACAGATTCACTGGACTTGTAATGTAATCATACGTAATCCCTTTTGAAGATTCGAGGTTAGGTTCTTTTTTAGTCCCAAACTTTTTAGATAAATCAGCACTTGATTGGAATAAAACAAGATTACCACCAAACTGTTCAAGATAATTATTTAAATAGTATTTGTTACTGGCTTTAATAACATCATCATTATTTCTCAGTGACGGTAACAAATAATTATAGACCTCACGTGGCAGGTGTTGACGTTCAACAAAAGCATTTTGTACTTGAGATAATACATTACCCTGTGTGTAAGTCATCACTGTATCAATGACTAAATACATTCGTGTCACATGGTCGTTGACATACTCAATTTGATTCACAAACGCATAATAACGTCTATTTTCAAAATCAGATTTAAACGTACAGTAATTAATCCCCTGTGCGTCTTGCCATGACATTTGTTCAAGATTCACCATGTTTCTATCACGTATAAAATTAAAAGGAATATTTTTATAATCAATCGCATTAAAATGATTTTCATTTAAAAAATAGTTGTCACGTTCATTGTTTGATGAAAAGTGAATTGTGTTTTGATAATCTGTCAGTGGTGTATTATAGAAAAATTTAAAATGTGTCAGTTTTCTATCTGCCATAAAATAACCTCCTTATATGTAAAAATAGACACGCTTTCACGTGTCTATTATATCATAATTTAATCCATAAATACGGTATTAATTGGACACCACTCATCGCCTGTTGGACTAGGGTAGGTTGTTCCCTCAATAACAACATCACCTGCACGCATAATTGTCATTCTTGTGTAGTAAATTGAACCTGATTTTTTACTTGTATTTTGAACATAGTAATGTGGATTTGTGAACTCACCATTGATAGGTATTTTACCTATTGTTATAGAATCACCTTTATACCCTTTTACTGCACCACGTAAAGCAACTGTTTTAATCCCTTTTACATTTGTAATGCGATATTGTGGTGGGTCGGTATGTGGTACTAAGCCACTACCTGTGATTGTGATATTTTTCCAACCTGTATCATCAATAGTAATACCATTGATTTTTTCCGTATTCGATTGAATTTTTTGATTTGTTTCTTTTATCTTTTCGTCTATCTTTTCGTTTAACGTTTTTTGTTCTTGTTTCAATTCGTCGATATTAATGGAATCAAGTTTTTGTTTCATTTCTTCTAAGTTATAACGATTAACCTTTTCAGTAATTTCATTCACTTTTAATTTGTTATCTTCGACTGATGTCTCAATGACTTTGATTTTTTCTTCATTATCATAAATACGTTTTTCATTGTCTGATAATTTTTCTTGTACTTCTTGCATTTCATCTTGTAGTGGTTCGATACTTTCTAAATGAAGAAATCCGTTTTTAGTGTAAATATAAACATCACCGTCAAAGGTTGATAATATGTCATTTTCATCAACAAGATTTGTATTAAACTTTTCTAAATTATAAATATCTTTGACACTTCTTACAAATTTACTTGCCATGCTTTTCAACCTCCAATTGTCCCCAAAGATGTTTTTCATTGAGTATTTTTTCTTGTTTATCTTCAATTTTACCAATTGACATATAAAAACGGTTTTTACTAGCACCTTTTTGTTGATAGTAAAACCCTAACCACCAAAAACCATCTTTTTTATAAATTCTATCAAACTTAACGTATTGATTAGGATAAATCCAAGAATTTTTATCAACAATTTCACCTTTTAATGATGGTTCTAATCTCACACGAATTGGACGTTTATTAGTTTTAAATGATGTAAATTTACCATTCCATTTATAAACGTTTTTAGGTTTGCTTTCTTTTCTAAAATGTGGACGAATAAAGTGTGTAACTCCGTCATAATAATGAACACGTTGTGTTGCTAATTCTTGATAGCTTCCACCTAAACCATTCCAATTTTGTTCAAGACATAAATAATAATTTAAATTACCACTAATGACAATTTGAATATAACCGTATTCACTATATGCACCCTCAGTATAGACTGCAATATCACCTAATTGTGGTTTAAAATCACGTGTATTACGATAAACCGTTGCTAAACCTTTCATATCATTTTTAATTGCGTCTTTTGCATTACCCCATAATCTTACTTGACCGTCTGTAATGTAATACATGTAATCAACTGCTAAATCAGCACATTGATAACCAAAACTACCGTCAAAATCAACGCCTACACCTGTATGTGTTTGAATATAGTGTCTAGCTTGAAACAATGTTTTCATTTTTGTTTCCTCCTTTAAATTAGGATAGGCAAACGCCTACCCTAGAATAATCAACCCTTTACTTGATAATGTTTGAGGGTCAACATTGGTAGAATATCCATGGTCTTTATCTGTAAATATCCTACTACCATTATACACGTTATAAACTGTTTTGTTACTTGAAATATTTGAACCAAAGCATGTTATTTCCCCACCACGTGTCGCATAAACAGGTTCATTTTTAGTACCTGAAATATTTGACGCTTCGGCAAACACTTTAGACGCATAAGCTAAAATACCAAAGTCACCACTACCTGTGATTGTAATTCTATCTGCAAATATTTGACCACCACGTGTGGCTTCAATACCGTTACGACCTGCACGTTCAATCACTGCTTCATTAATAGAAATCACTGAACCATAAGCAAGTACGTTATCATCTTTTGAACGTGAAACCTTTGCCCCGTACGCTGCGACATAACCACCACGTGTAGCTTCTAATCCACGACGACCGTTACCGTCACAATTAATTTCTTGACAATACACATCACCTGCGTAGGCAAGTACACCATTACGTTTATTTCCATTCGTTGTTGATAATCTTGCTTGTACCGTTGAACCATGTGTACATTGGATTCCGTCAAGTCCGTTTTCATTTGCATTACCACTTGTGAAATCAACTTTTGAGTTGTTACTTGCGATGACACCATGCCATTTATTACGTGAAGCCGTTGCACCTGTGGCGTCAATAGAACAACCCCTGTTTGCCATAATACCACTTGCACCACAACCATTAGCAATGCCTTTATCAAAGTTAATGTTTGATGAACGTGTAGCAATACACCCATACGTTGTTTGTGAATTCGAACAATCTGAATATCTTAAATCAATATCACTTGACGCATAACTTACAACATTATCATCAATGGTATCTGTAATTTTACAGTTTCTTGCACTGGCTTGTGAACCTGTTGTCACCATTAAACCATGGTGTCCGTTAAATCTTGCTTCGGTAAAATCAATATAACCACTTGCACCATGTGAGAAATGTATACCAATTTCACCACATCTATTTACAGTCATATAGTTACCTGTTAATGATGAGTTAAATATTCTTAAACCGTCACCATACATATCTTGGTCTTTATTATACTCTTCTAATTGTTCACGATTACCATTGTATGAAAAATCACAATAGTTGGTTTGAATATGTGAACCATTAACACCACATAACCCAATAAAATTAAAGTGTGTTGAACCACCACGTTCAGTCATTTCAAACGTTGTATTATCCATTAAGAAACCACAATTAATGGTATCTGAAAAGTCTTTATTTTGTAGTTTAAAATCAATTTTAGGGAATGTTGAATTTATTCCATAAAATAGTGGTTTTACTCTAAAAATAGGATTTGTTTTAATTTCTATTTGTCTGTTTAATTCTGTTTCATAGGCTTCAACAATATCATTTTCTGATGTAATCGTAATATGATTATAACGTTTATCAC